AGCTACTAGGGTAGCAGTAATTAAGCCTACTATTTTAGCAGCAAACTCATTGTCCTCTACCATTCCGGTACTAGCTATGGCTCCTACAGCTACTGCTGCGAGGCTCATCCAAAACTCGGTGCTTTTGTACCCTGCTTTCTTTTCTACTTGTTGACTCATATTACAAATTGGTTTTGCGTAGACGTCCTTCAACATAAGCGTGAAATGCAGGATCACCATTTTTGTATCTAGGGTCTTTCATGTCTTGCTGCATGTCGTATGTTGATGAATAGCCTCCTTCGGCAACAGGCTTCCCTCCCTGTAATAGGTTAGGTTCACTTTGGCCTCCTCCTGCTTTTTGATATGAGGCATACATGCCCTTAATAGCAAGCGAAGCTAACCTGTCGCTACCGTCGATGGCTTCGTCAAAGGCTTTTAGTTCTTCCTCATCTAAAGTCTCTCGCATCCATTCAGTCATCTTGCCGTATGACTCTTCTCCTCCAGCTAAATCAAACAGTTTGTTAGCGGACTGTGTTGCTTTAAGCTGTTGGCCTGAAATATAATTATCAACCACAGCACGAGACAGGCCTTTCTTTTCTAAGGCGTCATAGGTCTTGTCACTTAGGCCGCCGTTTTCATTATACTCTTCTGTGTATTGATCAAAGTCACTGTCAGTAAGGAGGCCTTTCTTTTCCGCTTGCCCTGCAGAGAACTTCTTTTCAAGGTTCTCGTACGATTCAAGGAGGTCTTCGACTGACTTGAACTTGTCAGGCAGTTGAAACTCTTGAGGTTGTTCTTGTTGTTGGGCTTCCTGTGACTGCTCTTGGTTTTCTTCGGGAGCAGTTGTGGTTTCAGGAGCATCGGGGCCAGTTTCTTGGTCGGTGAATTGAACGCTATCCATTTTTTCTCTTTTGTTTGTTACACTCTCCAGTGCAAGTATCTTCAAAACAATCTTTGTTAGTACACATTAGATATCCCATGTCATTGCATTTGTTGTGCTGCTGCTGCCATCTGTTCAACAGCTTCTGGATTGTCTTGGGCCATCTTCCCAGCAGCATTGACTACATTAGGCATCGCCTGCTGCATCATCTGTTGCTGTTGCATTGCCATCTGCTCCTCTTGAATTTCTTCTTCGGTTCTTATCAAACCTTCAGTGTCTATTCCAAGAGATGTAGCACGTCGTTTCAGATAATCAGTCATGTTGACGTGCTTTGTAAACTCAGGCCCTAACAGTTGACTAGCTCCTGATACAAAGGAGTCCAGTTTGTTCAGGTCATGGCCTCTTCCAAGTGCCTCAAGCCCTGTTACAATAGTAGTCTTAACGATTTTCTTGGGCAATTTAGGTAAGCGGCCTGACTTGGACATTCGATCCATCAATCGATTGACCAAAGGTGTTTGAAATTCTAGGGATAATATGGAGTACACACCTCCCAAGACATCTTCAAGTTCTTGTGCCATGAACCTTATCTCTTCAGCAGTGACACGTTCACCTTGACGCTGAATTGCTGTGTTCATTAAGAAGGCAAAGCCTAATCGTTCCTTGATATCCCTTACAGTTTCTTGAGCCACTCGGAGGTCGGCAAATTTTTCCATCTGCAGACACGTGACGTCTTGTGCGTTGCCTTGAACAACAGCACCATTAGCGGAATTAGCCAGAATGCGTGGGCGAGTGGTTCCATTTGGATTAACTAAAAATAATACTTTTGCTGCTGCTGCACTAGCTTCGACTATGGCACGAGTGAGTCCTTCTAATGATTGAAGGTCTCCCAAGTACTCTTCAATGAACCCACGTCCATAGTCTTCATTCTCGATCCTGCTGTACCGCAGAGGAATCCACGGATTTTTGTCTAAAGGATATTCTCCTCTAGCTTCAGGAACATCTTGGCCAGCAACCTCCTGTCGGACAACCCATTTTGTTTTATCCCTATAAATAGCAGTGTAAACCTCAACGGTTTTTTTGTTGGAAGTGTTGTACTCCCCATCAGTTTCCATGTTCTCCCGTATATTTAAAGGAAGAGTTTCAGGAGACAGAGATTCTTTAGTGATGATTGATTGAACATTCCCCATTGGGTCACGCTTAACCACATACCGATCTAAATTAAAAACACGTAAACCCCCCTTGTCAGGGACGTACAATAGAACATTACCGGATACTATTAATTGTTTAAGTGCTTCAAAAACACCGACTCGGATGGCTGACGTTTCCACTTCAGCTTGCACGGCACGTTCAACTTCGGCCAATCCTTTTTCTAATTCAGTTTTAAGGGAGGCATCCATTTGGTCAGCCTCTTCTTTTAATGCAAATTTATCTATGACTAACCTGAAGAAAGGAGAGTTTGGGGGCAGCAACGCCAACAGAAGTTTTGACGCTAGGTTATTTACGCCTCGTGCTCCTATGCTTTGGTAAGGAGTAGGGTACTGCGTGTTGGCTGAATGACCTTCAGGCGGGACAAGGAATGGAATAGTCAGTGCTGATGCATCACGAGAACGTCTCAAGTAAGACTCTCGTTCTGCTTCACAGCCTTGGTAGTACTGCTTTAGGGAACCTTCGTGCATTATGTCTTTGCTGTTTTGGCGGCATTTTTAAAATCACGTGCAGTTGGAGCACCCTTGTCTCCTGCTTTACGCATTTTTTTACCTGATTTACGTTTTGCGTGTATGTTTGCGTACAGTCCTTTTTGTTTAGCAGGCATTAGTATTTTCCTTTCCGGTTGCTTGGATTAGATTTTTTTCGACCTCCTTTTTTCCAGAGTTCATTACAAGCAAGATGTCTAGCTGTTCCTGCTTTAGCAGATGAACACTTGTGCCTTGCTTTGAAAGATTTCCGTGCTTTGTCACTATAATTGTTTCCATATCCTGTATGTCCTGCGTGAACTAGTTTTTTCTTGCCGCCCCCGCAATAAAGTTTCATTACTTTTTTGCCAGCACGACTACTGCGACGCACTTCGCCGCATTTCATGGATGATTTTGGACTAGCCATAGACCCCAACTCCCTTTGAACTATTGTTCACTCCGGTAGGTGTTGTAGGTCGTTGTGCCACTAATGTATCTCTTGCAGTTCCTCGACGTCTTTTGGATTTACCAGTGCCTACTGTGCGTGAGGGTTTTTTGCTCACTTCCACAGGTTTTTTAGGAGGCTCTGGTTTTTTCATAAGCGCAGGTGGTGGCTGCACTTTAGGAGGTTTCATTCCCATACACATTTTCTTTATTCTCCTCGTTTATACTGATTAAAGTTTGCACTACAGACTGTTGCCCCTGTTTTATTCGGATTGAATCTAGGTCTTCACCTATGTCAGGCAACCTATTAGGGTACACCTGTTTCAACCAGAATACCAATTCCTCTGGTACTGGAGGCAACTTCTCATTAGCATAATTGATGGGCAGGTCAAGCGGCATTTTTCAAAATATCAAAACACTCAAGCATTTGAACAACAGACTCAGTTAGTTCAGCCTTGGTTTTGTCGTTGTTGAGAATATAATCATAGCTTCCGTAGTTGTTCAGGTCATTTTCAGAAGAATGAGCGTCTTCTACTGCGTCTTGGTAGTGCATATAGCTTTCGCCTCGTCGCTCAACCTTAACCAAGAATCCTCCTTCTTCCTTGATAAACTCAGCTTCATTTTTGTACCTGCAGTCAGTGATGAACAGCACATCTACTTCAGCTTTTGACACTATTGGTCTCATTTTATCTATCCAGTAGTTAGCTCCACTGAATACTCTCCTGAAGTCAGCACCCCACACTTGAAGCAGAGGCCTTAGCTTCTCTTTGTTTTTCTCTATGAACTCTAGGTTGAACCCAGTTATTTCAGATACTTCATGTTTTAAAGGATCAGCAAATGCAACACGTCCAGCTTTGATTACATTTTTAAACAGAATGTCTCCTGCCAGTTGATAGACAGTGTCTTTTCCTGATCTCTTTTTTCCCGATAGTCCTATGATCTTCATGGTTTCCAGTGTGTTATCTTTTTGGTTACGGGATCGTAATTATCTACCCGTAAAATTCTAGCTAGTTGGCCTTGGACTACAGCGTCTTCACTCGTTAGTCCTTGGGCTTGGTATGCTGTAACAACAGTATCCCAAGAAGACTCTTTGGTTAATAGCCTCTCTGCTCTGGCAGGCCCAATGGTAGGACAACCTCCATAACCGTCAGTGCTATCTCCTATGAGGGTCTGCATCAAATGATTATGATTAGCATGAGCCTTGGTTATCTTTTGAACACCTAGCTCAGGTTTGTTTGGGTTCCACAGTTCACAGGGAATTGTACGCATGTCCTTGTCTGTG